AGATTGTGATATTGGTTGAATGGCTAATTTATATTCTTCAGTTAATTCCGCATTACCCTCAGCCTCATATAATCTTAAATAATATTTTGCACTCGATGGAATTGTACCATCAGCGACTGATTGAGACAAATTTGAAAATTCAGTTCCACTAAATTGAACTAACGCTCTTGTTGGATAATTAAAAGAACTATTATAAAATTCTTTTTTGACTTCAAGTATTTGGTCTCTTCCAAAGTTTTGGTCTTTGAAAGATTCACCTGTTATTGTTGACGAACCACTTGAAATCCAAGTGTCCTTTGATGGAAAAATAAAATGATGCATTATCTAACTCTCCCTTGTATGTTTTCGTTTGGATTCTTTAATTCAAATACCGCAGGTGTTGATGGTTCAGGTGGTCTTACTATTCCATCAACTGTCGCAGCATCAAAATCATAAAAATAACCATAACCTGCTGTACCAGCATCAGATTCTTCAAACCCACCATATGTTCCGTCACCATTATCAAGTTCAGAATTAAATGAGTATAGATAAGTTGGAGAACTTAACATTTCATCAGCTGTTCCATTAAATTGTCCATTACTGTCTCTATAATAAAAATCATTTTGTTGTGTTATCGTCAAATGATTAAGTGAACGAACTCCCTCGACTCCCATTATTTCAAATTCTAATTGACTTTTGTAAATTGGTTGATTGAATTGCATTCTATCAATATGAAAATATTCTTTAATTTTTTCAATACACCTTATTTTTACTTGATTTTTATTAGCATATTTTTCGGCAACTATATCAAAAAACACTCCAAAATTAACTATGTATCCATTATCTATTGCGACACCATCAGTTAATATTTTAAAATTATCTAAATAAGTTTTTATATTATGTGTTAGTAATGGTGGAATACTTTCAGACCCTTGAATTGGAT